GGCACCGCAAGCGAAAAAGAAATTAAAACCATGTTGGCCCACATCCCTAGTGACATAACCTATGAACAGTGGGTTCAATGCGGTATGGCGGTGCATTATGAAACCGGCGGCAATGGCTTTGATCTATGGGACACATGGTCAAGCAATGGAGAAAAGTATAACCAAAAAGAAATGTACCAAAAATGGAACACTTTTGGCAAAACCTCAACGCCGGTCACTATCGGCACCCTAATACACTTAGCAGAGCAGAACGGCTACGAACAACCCGTAACGTTTGAACCAGACTATCATAATGACGAAGTGCCGACAGTCGTTGATAGCATTACAAAAACAAAAGTTGATCTTCTTAAGCCGCCAGGTTTGGCTGGCGATATATGCAGGCTAATGGAAGGCACCGCATACCGACAAATACCTGACCTATACCCGATAGCAGCGCTGCACATTATGAGCCTGTGCGCCCCAGGGTCTTACACGAAATTTACAAAAAGACTAAACCTGTTAACCCTTGGAATAGCATTGAGCGCGGCGGGCAAAGAGGGGCCGCAAGACACTGTACGTACACTATCTGCAAAAAACGCCCTCGGTAAGTCGGTTTATGGTGGCGTGGGGTCTTTTAAAGAGTTTATTTTAAACCTAGTAGAATCCGACGGGGTGACACTGTATGCTGTAGATGAAGTTCATAGTCTTTTTGCGAGCATGAAGAGCAAGAATGCTAATACCTATGAGTCAAAAATGGAGGCGGAGATCTTAACAATGAGCTCTACGTCACTCTACACTTTCCGGGGCGCTGAAAAGCGTGAGTTTGCTGAAAAGATAAACAACAATATCGCACGCCTAAACAAACGAATAGATATGGGCGAGGACAATCTGCAAGATCAGGTTGACACACTAAACAAAAGGCTTGGTTACATCGAAAGCGGTTTCCCCAATCCGCATTTTAGCCTGATGGGCCACTCTACTCCGGACAATATAGACGGGCTTATCAACCAGCAAAACATAGGCAGCGGCTTGCTTGGCCGTATGCTTGTTGTACGCTGTAACGAGTACAGGGCAAAGCTTGACCTTGATAATATGATGCCGCAAGATCAGGTTGACAGGCTTGAGGAGGATATTGTTTTTAGTTTGAGAATGATAAAAGGTCACGAGGGGGAAATGCCAATAACGCCAGAGGCCAAGAAAACCCTTGACGAATGCTTGGAATACTACGAAGATGACGATCAGAGGAACCATCCAGCTATCGGCGCATTGTATGCCAGGTGCTATGAACAAGTTTTAAAGGTGTCGGCGATCCTAGCTTTAGGATGCAGAGAAGTTAAAAAAGAGCATGTAGACTATGCTTTTGCTCTTGTCGAAAGCTCTATTGCTGACATCACGTATCTGCTTGGTAAGAATAATTTAGAAAATGGCGGCCACAGCATAAGACGATCCGACGTTCAAAATAATGCTAAAGAGACGGTTATTAGGAATTGCAAAGGTCAAGGTAAGCCGCTGTCTGTAATAAAACAAATATTAATGAGACCTAAAGCCTTTAGGTCGTTAGCGGGCGAAGCAGAAAAGCAAGGGAAAGACATTATTCAAGAATTAATAGATAAGATGGTAGCCGATGGCGATTTGATTCTTAATGAAAGCAACAACAAAAAAAGATACAGGTCAGAAAAATAAACTTTTACTTTTAACAAATGTATCGCTAATATAACCAAAACAAACAGAGGGTAACAAAATGAAAGCTGAAGAATTAAAAGAGATTTTAAGGCTGCATAAGTTATGGCTTAAGGATAAATCTGATGGATGTCGTGCAAACCTAAGCCATGCAAACCTAAGCGATGCAAACCTAATCGGTGCAAACCTACGCTATGCAAACCTAATCGGTGCAAACCTAAGCCATGCAAACCTATACTGGGCAAGCCTACGCGGTGCAGACCTAATCGGTGCAGACCTAAGCGGCGCATACCTAAGCGGTGCAGACCTAAGCGATGCAATCCTAATCCATGCAAGCCTAAGCGATGCAAACCTAAGCTATGCAAACCTAATCGGTGCAAACCTAAGCCATGCAAACCTAAGCGATGCAAACCTAAGCGGTGCAAACCTAATCGGTGCAAACCTACGCTATGCAAACCTAATCGGTGCAAACCTAATCGGTGCAAACCTACGCTATGCAAACCTAATCGGTGCAAACCTACGCGGTGCAGACCTACGCGGTGCAGACCTAAGCTATGCGCTAGGTAATATGAAGCAAATAAAAACAATATCTTTAGAGGCTTATCATATTAATTACACGAAAGATGTTATTCAGATAGGTTGTGAAAATCACAGTATAGAAGATTGGAAAAACTTTAGCGACGAAAGAGTATCAGAAATGGACGGAGAAGAAGCGCTAACTTTTTGGAGAAAATACAAGGATTTCATATTTTCTGCTATAGAGTTAAGCCCGGCTGAGGCCTAATATAACCAAAACAAACAGAGGGTAATAAAGTGAAAGCTGAAGAATTAAAAGAGGTTTTAAGGCTGCATAAGTTATGGCTCGCTGATGATTTCGGAGGGGCGCGTGCAAACTTAAGCAGTGCAAGCTTAATCGGTGCAGACTTAAGCGGTGCACACTTATGCAGTGCAAACTTAAGCGATGCAAACTTAAGTGGTGCAAACTTAAGAGATGCAAACTTCTGCGGTGCAAACCTAAGCGGTGCAAGCTTAAACTATGCAAACTTAAGAGATGCAAACTTCTGCGGTGCAGACTTAAGCAGTGCAAGCTTAAACTATGCAAACTTAAGCGGGGCAGACTTAAGCGGTGCAAACCTAAGCGGTGCAAGCTTAAACTATGCAAACTTAAACTATGCAAACTTATACGATGCACTAGGAAATATGAAGCAAATAAAAACAATATATTTAGAGGCTTATCATATTAATTACACGAAAGATGTTATTCAGATAGGTTGTGAAAATCACAGCATAGAAGATTGGATAAGCTTTGATGATAAAAGAATATTAGAAATGGATGGAAAAACGGCATTAACTTTTTGGAGAGAATATAAAGATTTTATTTTTACAACTATAGAGTTAATTCCAGCAGAGTCATAAATAACAAAAACCAGAGGGTAATAGAAATGAGCATATTAGAAACAATAAGCAAGCCAGCCGGTAGGCCCGCAATAATCACATTGCTAGGCGACGCCGGTTTAGGCAAAACATCAACGGCAGCAACTTTTCCTAAGTCTATTTTTATCAGGGCTGAGGACGGGTTACAGTCTGTTCCTACTGACAGAATGCCTGACGCTTTTCCGATTATTGAAACCGTAGATAATTTATGGGATCAATTAAAATCATTAATACGTGAGGAGCACGATTATAAAACAGTTGTTATTGATTCGGTTACGGCTCTTGAGCGCTTGTTCATACAGCACATTGTAGATACAGACGACAAAAAGCCGAAGAGCATCAACCAAGCTTTGGGAGGATACGGTGCAGGGCTTGGAGCGGTTGCTACACTTCATCAGCGAGTAAGGAAAGCTTGCGGTTACCTTAATGAAAAGAAAGGTATGAATATAGTTTTTATTGCCCATGCCGACACAGAAACTATGGACCTCCCAGATCAGGAGCCGTATACTCGCTACACTATGAGGTTAGGCAAGAAAAGCCAAGCGCCATACACGGACGATAGTGACGTAGTAGGGTTTTTAAAACTAAAAATGTTTACCAAGGGCGACGACGGAAAGAAAAAAGCAATAAGTAACGGCGACCGTGTTATAGACTGCACGGCCTCTGCAGCAAACGTATCTAAAAACAGATATGGTATAAAAGAATTATTGCCGCTTGAAGAGGGTGTTAACCCTTTCACCGGCATCATTAAATCATTAAACTAAACTAAAAAAGGTAGAATAATTATGAGTAATTTTTGGGATATGTCAGACGGTGAAACCGTCAGCAACGACGGCAATTTTGAAATGGGCGGCGGTAATTTTGAGCCAATCCCCGACGGAACTACTGTTAACGCAATCTGTACGGATGCGCAGTGGTATACATACGAGGATACACCGGAGGTAATTTCTTTAAGTTGGGAAGTTTTGGAGGGGGATTTTAAAAGCCGTAAAATTTTTCAAAAATTAAAGGTTAACGAGAGCGACCCTAAGAAGTCAGACAAAGCCAAGAAAATGCTGGCGGCTATTGATGCGAACGCTGGCGGTCAACTGTTTAAGCTTGGCAAAAAGCCGGAGGATATTGACCTAGCCACTTGCTTAGCTAATAAGTCTATGTTATTAAAGCTTGGCGTTTGGGATATGAATGATAAAAAAGGTAATTGGGTTATGGCAGTCGCGCCATCTGGTACGCCGGTTAAGCAGCCGGTTGCGGCTAAAAAGCCTGATAGTTTTGATGATGATATTCCGTTCTGATAATAATAATAACCTTGCCGCTTCGGCGGCTTTTTAATTTATGGGTGATGAGATGATTAAACAAGGCACAGAAGAATGGCACAAACAGCGTGTAGGCATGATAACCGGCTCGCGTGTTGGAGCAATACTAGGGCTTAACCCCTGGTCTAGCCGTGACGATGTTATGCGCGAAATGGTGCGAGAGTATCACGGCGCTGAAAAAGAATTTATCGGCAATGTGGCCACGGCCCACGGAAAAGTAAACGAACCCAATGCTATATTTGAGCTAGAAATTGAACATGAAATAGAGGTGGAGGAAACCGGTTTCCATGTTCATCCTGATTACCCTTGGTTAGGGGCTAGTCCAGATGGGCTTATAGATGAAGACGCTGTAGCGGAGGTAAAATGTCCATACGGCTTGCGTAATGAAAAAAGACCAACGTTCAAAACACCAATAGAGCAGCTGCACTATCTAGCGCAAATGCAAATTGAAATGGCTTGCACAGGAAGGGATAAATGCTATTTCTATCAGTGGAATCAATATGCAAATAATCTAGAAATGGTTTATTTTGATAAGGAATGGATGAACGAAACCATACCTAAGTTACACGATTTTTATTTAGAGTATTTAGAGGCAATAAAAAACCCCGGCGAATACATTGAGGGTTTAGTTCAACTGATACCCGAGAGCGTACACGCCGATAATTACATTGCGGCCAAGGAAAAGCTAGAAGAGGCAAAGGCGGATTTAGAAGAGGCTAAGGAGCAGCTGATAAAACTGGCTAACGGTAAAAAATCAAAAATAGGAGATTTATTGGTTTACCCCATTGAAAAGAAGGGGTCAGTCAGTTATGCTAAAGCTATAAAGGATTTAGCGCCAGACGCAGACCTGAGCGGCTATACCGGAAAACCTTCTACCTCGTGGGGAATAAAATGATAGAAATGATGATAATGATAATTAAGATATGGATTATAATGTCGTTTGCAGGTATTGCTGGAGCTTTTTCCATTTTTATCTTGTATAAAATCGCGGAGCTTCTTGGGTTATGAAACTAAGAGACTACCAACAAGAAGCCGTAGAAGCCGCGCAAGCGGAGCTTTCACAATGTTATGAGCCGTGCTTGATCGAGGCCGCCACAGGCTGCCACAGAAAAGGGACGCTGTTTATAATGAGCAACGGCAGCTTTAAGGCTGCAGAGGATGTTTGCGTTGGCGACAAACTGCTAAACCCTGCAGGCGGCTTTAATGAGGTTATGAGCCTATGCCGTGGGTTTGATTCTATGTATAAGGTGACCCCAACTAAGGGCGATTCCTTTTATTGCAACGGAGGTCACATACTACACTTAGAAAAGACTCCTACAGGAAAGAAAAATTTTACTACCGGGTCTATTAATCTAACTGTTAACGAATATTTGAATAAGAATAAGACTTTCAAACACACTCACAAGATAAAAAGGAATGATCTCCAGATAGAGTTTGATGTAGAGCCTAAGCCGCTACCAATCCCTGCTTACATGTTAGGTCTGTTTTTGGGCGATGGGCATATCGGTAGCGCTGTCGGAATAACAACAGAAGACAAAGAGATAGTAAGCTCTATATATAAATACGCAGAAGAGGTGGGGCTTAATGTTGTCCCTCACTTTAACGACAGCAAAACGTGCCCGTCTTATAATTTTAGTCTTCCTAAGGGTGTTCAGACCAGGGGGAAAGGCAAGCTACAGAACATTTTTAGGGCGATGGGGTTATGGAAAAAAAAATCTGGAAATAAGTTTATCCCCAGCGAATATAAAACAGCGCAGCCTGAGGACAGGTTAAAACTTTTGGCAGGTTTAATTGATTCAGACGGTAGTTTATCTTCGGGATGCTTTGATTATCTATCAAAATCTGAAACATTAAGCAATGACGTTGCTTTTATTTGCAGAAGTTTAGGCCTATCTTCTAATGTAACCAAGTGTAGAAAATCATGCAAAGGATTTTCAGGTGTATATTATAGAGTCTGTATAAGCGGAGACTGTCACATAATACCGACCAAACTGCCAAGGAAAAAGTGCGGAATTAGGAATCAAAAGAAGAGGAACTCTGTAACAGGGTTTAAAATAGAAAAGGTTTCCGATTGCGAGCCCTATTACGGGGTTCGTATAACTGGCAACCATCTTTATTTTTTGCATGATTTCACGATAACCCATAACAGCGGAAAATCACACATAATCGCAGCTGTAGCCCACTGGCTTCACCAAAAATCAGGTAAAAAAATACTGTGCCTTGCACCATCCGCTGAACTTGTCGAGCAAAATCACGAAAAGTATTTGCAGCTAGGCGAGAAGGCAAGCATATACAGCGCGAGCATACAGAAAAGCTTGCGTCATGATGTTGTATTTGGTACGCCAATAACTGTGTTAAATTCTATTTGTCGATTTAGGGATAAGTTTGCGGCTGTCATTGTTGACGAAGCGCATGGAATAACCCCGACAATAAAAACAATAATTGAAGAGCT